TTCTGGCCGATGACATTGACACGATGAACCCGATGCGTTGGGCAAGCCTGAGTGCTGCGAAAAAATCCGAGTGGATCTCTTATCGTCAGGCTCTGCTCGACTTGCCTGCGCAAGAGGGCTTTCCATTGACAATCATTTGGCCTGAAGCGCCGACAGTTTGAAGGATTAAGCCATGACCATTGAAACACAAACGCAAGATCTGATCGACGCAGCCAATGATCTGACTGCGGCGGCAACGGGCCTGCAAACTGTCATTGTTAGCCAAGTGAATGCTGCACGCGATGCAGCACAGGGTTATGCCACAGCCTCGGCGGCCAGTGCAGCAAGTTCTGCGGCAGCAGCTACGGCGGCAATCAATGCATCTTTTGTATCGGCGCTGATCACTACGCCACAAGCCAACAGCACTAACGTGCCTGCTGATCTGACTGGCCATTCTTTTAGCATACCTCCAGGCAAAACGTTGACGCTGATTGGTCGAATGATCTTTACATCAAGTTCAACCACTTCAGGTGGGTTTTATGGTTATTCAGCAACACAACCTGCTGGCGCTGATGGCAACTTGCAAGGCTCTTGGTTTTGCGAGGTTGCAGTAAACAGTGCGGCAGCGGCGACCACTCTTGTGAATGGTGATTCCATAAACTTGGCGGCTAATTCAACGCTTGCTGCTGGTGTTCTTGGCACAGCCACCGTTGCTGGAAATCAGGTTGCCATGATTAACTTGGCATTTAAGAACACATCAACCAATGTAACTTCAACTGTTTCTTTGCAATTTAGGTCTGAAAACAACGGCCAAACAACCACTGCGCAAATTGGCACTAACGTGACTGGTTACATTTTGGGGTGACGCATGAGCGAACAAATCGACGCAACAGATGCCAGATTGACAACACACGAACAAGTCTGCGCTCATCGCTACGAGGGAATACAAAAATCGTTTGAGTCCGGCTCCAAGCGCATGGCAAAGATCGAGTATCTGCTTTATGCGGTGATCGCTGCTGTCTTGCTTGGGCCAGGGGTTGCTGCTGAATTTGTCAAAAAAATATTCGGACTTTGACATGAAAGATTGGGCCGTTGCATTCATCGCGGCGGTCGGGGTTTGCTGCATCGTCATTTGGTGCGCCTACATCTTGGTTCCGTTTTTTAGGGCGGCTTATGCTGGTTGAACTGGCGGCGGCTAACGCAGCGTTTGCAGTCATCAAGGAGGCCGTGCAGAACTCTGGCGACCTAATGAACGCTGGCAAGGCGTTGGGGCAACTCTTTGACAGTGAGGCGGCGCTAAGAAAAAGGCTGCTTGAGAAATCTGGCGATACGGTCAACACCGATGCCGAAGAATTCTTTGCACTGGAACAGATCAAGAATCAAAAGGCTGAACTTGAACGAGCCATGACCTACTACGGAAGGCCAGGACTGATTGACGACTGGCGCATGTTCCAGGCCAAGGCAGCCAAGCAAAGGAAAGAGGCGCAAGAGGAGGAGATCCGGGCCAAGCTGCGCCGAAGGGCCAAGATCATTGAAGTGTTTTGGTGGAGTGTTCTGGCCTTCACAATCGCCATTTGCATTTACTTTGCTGCGGTCATTTACCAACTTTTCAACCAAAGGAACTCCTAATGCTGTCCCTGCTCTCAACTCTTGGCGGCTTGCTGATCTCCGGCCTGCCCAAGCTGCTGGAATACTTCCAGAACAAGGCCGACCAAAAACACGAACTGGCGCTGGCGCAAGTGCAAACAGAGCGTGAACTTCAACTGGCGGCTGCTGGTTTTGCTGCTCAAGCCCGAATCGAGGAGATCCGCACCGAACAGGTGGCGTTGCAGACCGAAGCGGATATGGTGCAAGGCGCTCAAGATCACGACAAGGCAGTTCTTGCCAAGGCATCAACATGGGTTGCCAATTACATCGGCACGGTGCGGCCAACAGTGACGTACATCTTTGTCTTTGAGTTGGTTTGCATCAACATTTTTTTGTGTTACTACTTGTGGCAGCATCCCGGTTTAATCACCAGCATTGATGATGTGCTGAAGTACTCCGACATTGTGTTCAGCGAGGCCGAAATGGTCATGCTCTCTGGAATCGTGAGTTTCTGGTTTGGGTCGCGCAACTGGTCCAAGAAATGAAGCTCTCCAAAGCTGGCGCAGATCTGATGCACCGATATGAGGGGTGCAGGAACAGGCCATATTTGTGCCCTGCTCACATTTGGACGATCGGTTATGGCCATGTTCTTTATCAAGAGCAGATCCGGCTGCCTATGGTCAGACCTGAAGGCAGAACCGACATTGCCATGATTCGCAAGGAATACCCACTGAAACCGGAGGACAGCCGTGTCTGGACAAAACAGGAGATCGAGGAATTATTCTCGGATGATGTCGGCAATTTTGAACGTGGTGTTTTACGACTTGTTCCCGGCTGTGCTGGCAAGCAAGGCGCTTTTGACGCTCTGGTCAGTTTTGCCTTTAATGCAGGGCTAGGCAACCTTCAGCGCAGCACCATTCGCATGAAGGCCAATCGAGGCGATTGGGATGGGGCAGCCGAGGCGTTCATGGTTTGGACAAAGGGCGGTGGCAAGGTGCTGCCTGGGCTGGTGAAAAGGCGCGTTGCTGAAAAGGCGCTTTTCTTGTCTTAAATGATGTATTCTGTAGGTGCAGCGTTGCCATTGCTGCATCCTTTTGGAGGGGTTTACCAAGGCTTTAAGCCTTGGTTTTTTTTTGGTTGAAGTGAGTCCAGCACCGAGCGCACAGCCAGCGGCTGGCGCTGGTCTGCACGCCACCTTCTGGCAGCCTGTCGCGTTCGCACTTGTTGCAGAATTTGGAACTCATTTACTTCCCCTGATGTCTCTTAGCGTCTTGCTGGCATACAGATAATAATTGTGGTTGTCTTGGCAGGCGTGCAGACCCTCCAGCACATCGATGCAAGCCTGCAATTCACGTTCAGACACCAGATCAGCAAAACGCTGCAAAGCCTTTGGATGCTCCAAATGACAAGCTGGCAAATTGGCTTGATTGGCCATTTGCATAATTGTTTTCATGATTTTCTGCATCCTGTTTTGCATCCAGGTGATTGCTTTGATTGACAAACACCAAGCACCTGACAGCGAGTTAATGGGACTGATTTTGGTTTAAACCAGATTGTTTTAAAGTTCATGCTGTCTCCAACCACACATGGCAAGCATGGTGCAGGATTGATTCTTTGTGGCCATTGGGGGCGTTGATGTAAGGATCATCGTGCATCACGACATGGCGGGTCCCGCTGGGGGTGTTGTGTTCGCGCCGAATAAATCTATATTTTTCACCAGTGCGCAGCAGTGTGAATCGCTGGCCTGGTTGCAGGTTGCGAACATACTTTTTCATGCCGACAACCCTTTGACCAGCAAAACAGCCAAGCCAAAGCCGATACCGATGGCCAGGGCAATGCCTGCCCACTTCTCCCATTCAGGCTCTTTGTGGGCCATCGGGTAAATGCTGGTGTACCCCTGCTGGAAGGTGCATTCGGCAAGGGTGCGCGGTGTCTGTGTGTGTGATGGTTTCATTTCGTTTTCTCCTGTTGATGGGGCCGTGGCCCCTGTTGGTTTATTGCTGAATGTATTCAAGAACTTGGATCATGCCATCGGCAGACACTGACCACTCAGGAATACCTCCATCAAGACAAAGACCCCTTGGAAATTGGCTTGCAGTCAGAGTAGATATGTAATACCTAGAAACAAATTGTCCTCGGCCATCAAAGTCGCTGTGGCTATAACGTGAATCATAAAATTCGACCATCGGCGCTTTGTCGTTTACAAGGCAGTCATTGCGACCGTACTTGTCGCCAGTGTTGACGATGCGAACATTGAATTTTTCAACTTTTTTCATGTCGTTTTCTCCGTTGATTGCGTTGTTGATGTGTTGAATTATACACGAAATCACACGGCACAACCTAGGACAAACCCTATGTTTTGCGATTTTTTTTAGGATTGCAAGCGCACAACTTTGAGCGCAATTTTGGCTTCTCGGATAAATTTTTCTTCAGTGCATAACTTAAAGTTGAATCCGCTGGATCGCATTTCATCAAAAACAAATTGCGATTCTTGCTCATTTACTTTTAGCAAAATCGCAATGTATTTTGCGAATGAAGATGCTTGGTTCTGAGTGTTCATTTTGTCTTGCCCTGTTAAGTGCAGGGGCCGTGGCCCCTGTTGGTTCAGTAGGCCAGTTTGATTGCTTGGGTGACTGTGCTGCAAAAAATGCCTGCGCTGTAATCTGTCATTGCGCAATCTTTGTCATTCTTGCTGCGGATCTTGATGCAGATGGTTTCACCCTGCTGAACAAAAAAGCTAATGACGTTGGTGTCACGGGTTGCATTGAAAAAGTTGCCGCTGGTTTGGTCAATTGCAAAACCTGCTTTGACCAATTTTTTGATTGCGTTTGTTGCGTTCATGTCGTTTTCTCCGGTGATTGCGTTGTTGATGTGTTGAATTATACACGAATTAACACGGCATAACCTAGGACAAACCCTAGGTTTTGCGATTTTTTTTCACAATGACATCATTGGGCTTGGCCTTGCCTTTGATGATGTCGTGCAGCTTCATTTCGGTTTTGCGGTGGCAGTGGATCATCACCCTGGCAGGCAGCACCTCGATCAGGCCAGCGTAATCCTCCAGCACGGCGCGGATTGTGGCAATGCCTTTGGCATCGAGGCGAATCACGCCATGCTCAATGTGCCTGCGGCCAGCTTGGGCCATTGCTGAGACAGCATCGGTCAGCAGGCCACTGCTGTCGGTGATCTGCACTGGATCGCCATCGCAGTCAATCCACAATCCATTATTCGTGAGTGTCAATGTCTCGATCATGTTGATGGCATCACTGACCACCTGCCAGTCATCAATGGTGGGCTTTTCCGCTGTCTCAAGGGCAGTTAATCCTTGATACATCCTTGACAGTTGATGCCGGATTTTGAACTCAGGCAAAGGCTTGTCTTTGGCTGCCATGATTTCGTCCATCAGGCTGTAGGTCATGCGCAATTTCATCGCATCAACCCCACAAACGGGTTCATGCTGGCGCTGACAACGCGCCTGGCACGGTGGGCCTTGACCTTGGAAATTGTGCTGCGGCTGACCCCATAAACAGCGGCCAGTGTGCGGCTTGATTCATCAGACATGATGATGTCTTGCACCTGCTGGTCAGACAATTTACGGCGGCTAAATGCCATCTGCTGCAATTTGGCAATCCTTGTCGGTGCGTTATGCAAAACCATCTTTGCCATTTGGGTCATGTGTTTTTTGTGCTCGACAACCTTTATATGCTCCAGCCTGACACAAAGGTCATTGCCGCAAGTTGTTTTGTAATAAGCCCTCTCGGGCAATTTGCGCTCATGCAGCAGCATGACCAGTTTGCGCACAGCAATCATTTTTCCATCGTGGCTGACCTGTGGGTTATTGCCTGCATACACATAACCCGACCATTCAATGCAGTCACCCTCGGCGCTGGTGCGTTCCATCAGGCTGTCAATCGTTTGAATCGTTACTGTGCGTTTTTTACGTTTTTTGAGATCGGTCATTTGTTGAAGTGATTTTTTAAAATGAACAGCACTTGCTGCGCGACTGTGCGCATGTTTTCCTCGGCTTCTTTTTTCAGCAGATCCATCAGGGTGGGCGTTACCCGAATGTTCATGAATTTGGTTTTGATCTCTTTTTGGGTTTCCATATCGGTCCTTTGAATTTGCAGGGCTTGCACCTGCTGCCACACATTTATGGTCTACGTGTCCAAGACCAGCGGGGTGATTCGATCAGGCCCAATTGTCATCGTCGGCCACAGCAGCGGCTTGTGCGCCACCACCACCGATGCCGAATTCATCGGCTGCACTCATTCTTGGAGCACCAAGAGGTTCACCCTTGGAGACAAGCAAGACGTTATTCAGGCCAAAGGCTACGCCTTTATTGCCCACGGCATCGTAGGCATAAGCATTGACCGACAGCTTGACGTAATCGCCAGAAACAACGGCATCAGGGTCGATCAGATCGCGGCCATTCATGTCAATGATCGCTGGTTTGTTGCGCTCGGCATCGGTCTTGCAGTTGAAGAACAAATGGCCCTTGTACTCAGCACCCATTGGGCTGCCATCATCCTTTGTGGATGTGTCACCATCGCGCAAGGGGTTTTTCAAGCCCTTGGGGGGAGTGCCTCCAAACTTCTTTTCAATGGCAGCCTTGGCCGCAGCCTTGAGGCCATTGATCGTGTCGGTGTCAGTCTTGGGGACCAGCACCACAGCAGAATATTCATTCTTGCCATTCATTTCATTCTTGCCTGGACGCATGATCTTGGCATAGGACAAACGGACTTTTCCGGTTACAAATCGTGTTGACATTTCTCGGTTCCTTTCGGTTTAGGGTTTAAATATGACTTGTTGTCAACAAATCATGCTACAGCATACCACAGATCAAAGGATCTGCTCAATGATGTTCAGTTTTTTGAGCACCTTGCCCAAAATTGTGTGATCCAAGCTGTTGCGCGTGGTCAGGATATAGACAGCAGGCGCGATGCCGAATTTTTGGATGTTCTCGACTCTGGCCGATGCCTGTTCAAAAGCACTGGTGGCCCATGTCGCCTCGACAAAAATCACGGTGCTGGATCTGGACAGATCAACACCCTCGGACAGTGTGGCAATGTTTCCGATGATCACCTTGGCCTCGCCAGATTGAAATGCGTCGATGTGTTTTTGTCGGTCGGCGGCTGGTGTCTCGCCAGTGACCATGACAGGTTGGTAATCCTTGAGGCCATCATTCAGCATGGCCGCAACATCTTTGTGCCAAGCAAACACGACAAGCGATTCATCAGGGTCATCATCGAGTTTGCCTTTGATGAAGTCGAGCGCCAGCGGCACTTTGCGAATGCCTCCCTCTCTCATGATCTCGGACAGGCCATCAAGGGCCAAAATCAGGTTTGGATTTTGCACCAGCACCTCGGCATCGAATTGCTTTTCCCGGCGATCCACGGGCAGATCCAACTCGATCATGCTGATGACTGGCTGCTGATAGTTTTGAAAAACGTCAGCCCTTGTGCGGCGCAAGACATGGGGGGTCAGTGCCTTTTTGAGTTCGGGCAGATTACTGGCTCCTGACACATCAAAGCCCCAAGGCGAATGCCAAGCCTTGGCATACCGATAAGCAAACTTAATCCAAGATCCCTTGTAAATGCCAAGGCCGTGCAGCAACGGCCAGATCTCAATGGGCCTATTTGGAACTGGCGTGCCTGACAGGGCGAACACATTGGGCGTGGCCTTCATCAGCTTCATGGCGGCTTTGGTGCGCTTGGCTGTTGGTGTCTTGATGCGGTGGGCTTCATCAATCACCAAAGTCTGCCAGCCCTGCATCGTGGTCATGTAGGGCAGCAAATCGTAATTGACGATCAGCGCACCACCGGGCACACAGCCTGCGACCATCTCGCGGCCATTGACGATCACGGCATCAATGCCGAATTGCCTGAATGCTTTTTGCCAAACTGGTTTTGCCACAGCAGGGCAGATCACCAACACAGGCAAATTCTCAATGGCCGCTGCTGCGGTGGGCAGGGTCTTTCCGACTCGAGGCGCATCGGCCAAAATGCACCTTTTGCGCGTCAGCAAAAAATCACGGGCAATTTCTTGATGCGGATAAAGGGTCAAGATAAATGCTCCTGAATGCGTTTGCCGATCCAGCGGACATTAGGCACAGCCCATGAATTGCCAAGCGCCTTGTATCGTGGCCCATCAGGTGATTCTGGCTTCTTGCGCCAGGGGATATTGGTGTAGTTGTCGGGGAAACCTTGCAGGCGCTCACACTCCAATGGCGTTATGAAACGCAAGACGCAAGGTTCGTAAGGGAAAATATCCTGTGCAGACCAATCATCAATAGATGGGCAATCGCAGTCATGAACATGTTGCCCAATGTGGATGTTGCAAATGTAGTCATGGCAACAGTCACACTTTTGCCAAGCAGGTACTAATAAAGCTGGAAATCTATTTTTCTCCGGCATCGCTTGTTTTTTGTAAAGCACAGCGTCAAGGGTTTGGCTCACTCCTCGACCATCCCACCACATTCCTGAACTCTGTTCATCGCAACAATCATCGACAGCAACTTGGGTTGTAAACCCTTCGCCCTCAGTCGGCGCTCGATCCCTGCGCACGCCGTCGAACTCAAAAAGAACCGCTGCGGGATCAAAGTCTGCTCTAGCACTTGCGACAACGAACACACGGCGGCGGCGTTGGGCCACTCCGAAATATTGGGCATCGAGGATTCGCCATGCCACTGCTCTTTGGGGACCATACACACAACCAGCGTTTGTCCATATCTTCCCTGGCGGGATGATCGGCTGATCTTCTCCGGCAAGTGCTCCAAGAAAACAGCCGAATGCGTTGTCTTTCGTGTTGAGGACTCCGGGGACGTTTTCCCAGAATATGATTGCTGGAGGAGCTGATCGAACAGATCGAACATGGTCAATTGCATTTGCGATTCCTACGAAAGTTAATGAAAGATTGCCCCTTGCATCATCAAGGGAGTTGCGCAGGCCAGCCACAGAAAAGGCTTGGCATGGAGTGCCACCACAAAGCAAGTCGGGCGCTTCAACCTCACCAGACAGGATGCGTTCGGGCAGTGTGGTCATGTCGCCCAAGTTGGGGACATCAGGGTAATGATGGGCCAGCACAGCCGATGGGAATGGCTCGATTTCTGACAACCATGCGGCCTTCCAGCCAAGGGGTTCCCAAGCAACAGATGCTGCTTCAATGCCGGAACAAACAGATCCGAATCTCATAATTTCACCTTCACCAGTGATGCAGCCTTGCGCGTTTCCTCGATCATGCCATCTGGCAGTTCGAGGCCCAACTTGATAATGCTGCTGGCCGACTTCAAGCTGAATGCCTCGGGCTTGTCCTTGAGCAATTCGGCCACCATCTTTTCATCTTTGAACTTGGTCATCCTTGCACCCGGTTTCATGGTCCAACCCTTGATTGACTCGGGTTGATCGACCAATTGCTTTTTGGCCGCATCTTGCACAGCGTCAGCCCATGTGCTGCAAAGCGCAGCATCGGCCAATTGCTCTGGCGTGATGCCCAGGCCGAATTCAGTCTTTGCCGCATTCACGGCCACATCTCGCAAGGCATCGCACTGGGTCTTGGCTTTGCAGTATCGGCAAGCCTCCTGATCGGGATTCTTGGGCGCGTCAGGCTTATGCGCTGCAATCGCCAGATCTCGCAGTTTGTCCTTCCAAGCCATCAGGTCGGCATAAGTGCATGACCATTCGCGCCATCCACCATGATCGGGCTGATAGATGGCCAGCCGGATCTGCACTGTCTCTGGAGCCTTCAGCGCAATGGCCGCACCAAGTGCATAAGTCATCAATTGCAAATTGTTTTTAGGCTCGACCTCGATGCGGCCAGTTTTGAGATCGCAGACTGTCATGATGCCTGCACCGATGGCAACAAGGTCAGCAGTGCCACCGAGTGATGGATGAAGGCTTTTCAGCGCATCGGTCACATCCAACTCAATGTAGTGTTTCTTGGCATGGGCCGTTTGCTCCATTGCGGTGGTGACATACTTGGACGCAATGGACAGCATGTCATCATCGACATCGGTGACAGGCTCTTGGCGCAGGATCTTTTCTGCGATCTCATGAATGGCTGTGCCTCTTTCTGCGGCATCGCTGGTGCTGCTTGGTAAGCCCTCCTCGGCCAGCAGTGACCCTGGGCACACGGCAACCCTTGAGATCTTGCTGGCGCTCATGCGTGCATGGGCGCGTGCTGTGTGGTCAATCATTTTTTGTCCTTGTTCATTTCGTTGATGAAGTTGTCGAGGGCATTCATTGCGGCTTGCCATTGATCGGCATAAAAGAAATCATCTTTTGTCAGGTACAACAGGTTTGACAATTCATGAGCCATTTTTCGTGAAAGGGCTTGCATTTGGTTTTCTTGTTTTTCATTGTTCATGTGTTGCTCCTTGCTCGGATAAGGGCAGCACATTCAAAAGCCATTGCATCTTGAGCATTGCTTCTTTCATCTGGAAAATCCAATTCTGGTCCTGTTTGACTTTCACAAACCTTCGCACACGCCTCACGCTCGTCAGCACGTGCTTTCATTGCTTGGTCTTGCCAATAGTGGTGGTCACAGAAGTCGCCTTGGTCAATGCCTTCTTTAAAAAGGTTGAAGGCATAGCTTCCGCAGTTAAACTTACCCTGTTTAAATTTGCAGCGTTCCATTTTCATGTGCTCTCCTTGAGTTTGGCTTCGATGGCTCGGGCAAATTCCATCCAATCAAGAGATTGTTTGTACCAAAGATCAGCTAATTCATCATCCGTCAGCGGCTTTCGCTGTGCTAATGGGGATGTGTAGAGAGCAATCGGCTTGTATGTGCTTGAGGGCTTTTTCCACCTGAAATATTTGTGACCAACTGCGTTCTCGCACAGGTAGGCCACAGGCTCTTGCTGTGCTGGTGGGTTGAGGGCTTCTTTGCTCATTTTGTCACCTCGCGCATTTCCCAACCAAGTTGAAAGTAACTCCACCTCACATGTAAATTGGTGTTTGTATATCGCCCTTTGGCTGTTTTAAAGTCAGTGTGACCCTTGGTGCGCATGATGGCCTCAAAAACTTTTTGTGCCTGTGTCATTACGTTCCTTTCGTGCCCCATTGGGGCATTTGTTCATTGGCTGCTAATTGATTGAGTTTGACGTTCAATTTGTCCAGTTCTGGAACACCAAAGCGCCTGCTGCAATAGTGATTCCAAAACCAAGTGGCCTCCTCCCATAAGCACTCTTTAAACAATCGGGCTTGCACAAAAGAGCCTGGGCTGTTGGGCATGTAGAGCGTTTTAGGATTGTCGATTTCAGCCTGCATTGCTGCGGCAATGGCGGCATAGTTCATTTGGATCTGCTGGTGTTGATTGCACAGATCACTGCGGCAAAGGCCGTTGACATCGGCCAATTTTGGTCAAATAAACCAAAAATCAAAAATCCCCACAGCACAAAAAATCCAATTCCACCAATTGAGTAAGCGATTTTTAAATGAGTCATCAGACGGTCCTTTCGTTTGTTGATGGCCACATAGTAGCACATACTTGTTGACAACATTCTATGTATAATAAAAAATATCATCCATCACATTGAGGCAAGATGAATCAACCCACCAAACCCAAAAAGCCATCACGCACAGCGCAGGCTTTGCATCATGTCAATCAGGGCATGTCGGTTCGCAATGCTGCTGTCATCTTTGAGATCTCGCCTCAGTCGATTTATCGGCTGATCGCCTATCGCAAGAACAACCCGGCCTGCCCGGTCTGTGGGAAATGACCATGCACATTGACAACATACTTGAGCAGCGCGGTGAGCGTTATGGTTCTTTTGAGGATCATGCGCAAATCAGTCAGAACCTCAAAAAAGCTATGCACAAATCTAGGAACTGGAGCAAGCTGACTGATGTTCAAAAAGAAGGCCTAGAGATGATTCAACACAAAATAGCAAGAATTTTGAATGGCGATCATTTGTATCTTGACAACGTTATTGATATTGTTGGATACTCCACTCTCATCAAAGATGTGATGGAGAAAAATTGTGAGCAAAAAACGCAAATGGACTAATCCAACGAACACCCCTGCTTATTTTTCATGGAGATCAATGAGATCACGCTGCTACAACTCAAAACACCCATCATTCCATCATTACGGGGGAAGGGGAATTTTTGTTTGTGAGCAATGGCGTAATAACTATGACAAGTTTTTTGAAGACATGGGCGATCGACCTGAAGGCAGATCTCTTGACAGAATCGACAATGAACTTGGCTACTTTCCAGAAAATTGTCGGTGGGCAACTGTTAAGGATCAGCTAAACAATCAGCGGAGAAATCGCAGACTGACACTTGCTGGTGAAACCAAAACATTGTCCCAGTGGTCTGATGCACTGAATGTTTCGCAAGACACTTTGCATAAAAGACTTAAAAGAATGACAGTCGAAAAAGCATTAAAAACTGGTTTTCTTTATGAAGGAGAGCCATTGCAATTAAGTCATGGGACAAGGCGAGGTTATGACTTTTTTTCTTGCAGGTGTGATGAGTGCAAGTCAACGCATAACAAAAGAATGCGTGACTTGAGAGCAAAAAGAAATGCAAAATCATCGTCTGAATTGATGTAAGATTTTTGGCCCTGGCTAGGTTCGCTACCGAAAAGCTGTTGACCACAGCCTGCCATGTGCTTTTACCCGGTCATTCCAAAAAGGTCACATGGAAAACAACCCAATTCCCCAAGCGCATCCATCAAGGCAAGTCGCTCAAGCCATCGCCAGCATTTGCCCTGATGCCATGTTTTGCGGCTTCAAAGTAAAAACAAAGCCCGATGGCAGCAGTGCCAAGATCCCATTCAACAAGAAAACCCAAGGCGTGGCCGCTGACACCGACAGGGCAGCCCTGATTGATGGCAGCAGCCTTGCCGATCACATTACGCCACCGGGCGGCGATTATTGGGGCGTGGTCATGCAAAACCCCACATTTGACCCATTCGGGGATCTGGTGCTGACCATTCTTGACCTCGACACCAAGCGCAGCACAGCACCCAAAGATCTGCGCATGGAAAAACTCATGGCGCAGGCCAAAGCAATGGGCCTCATGACCGAGCGCAGCCACAGCAAAAAAGGTGGTCACATCATCTTTTTAGCCAAGCCTGATGCCGACATGCCACCAAAGATCAACCTTGGCAATCACCAAGAGATCGAGATCTTCGGCCATCCAAAATCAGCAGGCAAGTCGGTCATGCTCACAGGCGATGCCCTCAGAGGCAAAGTGCTTGAGATTGACTCAACCTTGCAAGAATTCTTGGCCCTAGCAGGCATCACAGTCGAAAAGGAAACACCCAAGCCACCACCTCCACCAGTGCTGCCCAAGATGACCACCAGCGGCGACATGGACAGGGCAGCCGAGGCGCTGCAATTCATCAGCCCAGATCTCGATTACAGCGAATGGATCGCCATCGGCCAAGCCCTGCACACTGCATTTGGTCATGCAGGTCTGTCGATCTGGCATTCATGGTCAGCACAGGGCAGCAAATACAAAGGCGAAAAGGACATTCACCAGCACTGGCGATCATTCAAGCCCGATGGCGGCATCACCCTTGGCTCACTGTTCCATCAGGCAATGGAGCGCGGCTATAAACCACCATCGAGGCAAGATGAACGGCGCACAGCGGTCGAGGATTTTTCCGCATTCATCAAGGCTCAAGAGGGGGGCCCAACGGTCGATCAAGAGACAGGCGAGATCATCGAGCCACCATCCCTGCACTGGCCGGAGATTGACTACAACCTGACAAGGCTGGAGCCAATCCGCTATTTGGTCGATGGTTTCTTGGCCCACAGCCTGTTTGTGATGGCAGGTCAACCCGGCGTTGGCAAGACCAGTGCCCTGATCGCCTTGGCAATGGTGCAGGCCGGATTCGATATTGATGGCTGCGAACTCAAGACCCGCAAACGGCGCAAAACCATTTTTGTAACCGAGGACTCTGACCAGATCGTGCGCAGCCTGTTCGCCTACGGCAAGCACTTTGGCATCGACGCAGCCTTGATTGCCCAGACCATCATCATCATTGATGCGCGGCGCTCAGATGTTAAAGACATCCTCAAGCTGGCGCAGAACTGCGACAAACACACCCTTGATGGGCAGCGGCCTTGGCTGGTGCTCGACACAGCCAATGCCACCTTGGATCTGGACGATGAAAACGACAACGCAAAGGTCGGGCAATACCTCTCCAGCATCAAGGCCACCTTGTTCGTGCAAATGGGCGTTCCTGTCTGCATCACAGCACACACCAACAAGACCATCAGCAGGCAAGACAGCGATGCCCAGGCCCGAGGCGCATCAGCCTTCACAGGTGATGCAACCCTGACAGGCATTTTGTTTTTGGACAAAGACGATCAGCGTTATTTGAAATTAACAAAAACCAGATATGAACCTATATTCAGGGAAATCAGATTCGATTCACAAACATTTATTGAGCCTGTCACCGATGCCGATGGACAGATGCAAGAGATCCTTTGTCGCGTATCCATTCCACACATCAGCAGTGAGGAAATGAGGATTAAGGCAGCAGCAGAAAAAAATGATGAATATATGCAGGCCGCAATAATGGATAAATGTGACGAGGCTTGTTCTTATGTGCAGCACATAATCAATACAGCACCTGATGGGGTGATTATCCAAAGGGGTCCAGGGCGACCGTCTGTTCCAAAAAATATGCAGCAAATGTTCAAATTAACATGGACTGATATTCTTGATCAGATCAAAGGCGCAGCGTCCAATCATGACACGACAAAGGCCATCAAGCAGGCCGTGATGACCCGCTACGGCATCGACAGTCATGGCCTGCCGGGGTGGGTTCAACTGGCTGGCACGCCATCAATCTGAGGATCATAAAAATGAATACTAAGAATTGCATTGTATTAGTTGGTAATAGTTGTCTAATAGTTGGGCAACTAATAGAAGATGGAGGGTTTTGGGGATATTCAGGGGGCAATTTATTGCCCCTGAATACCCATACCCTTCTGCAAAAATGAATACTAAGAATTTATTGGAAATGTTGTAATCCCTTTAGGGTTCCAACCATTAGAAACCAACTATTAGACCGAATTCAAAAAAGTGGGAAAAGGTGACGCTATGAACACACTGGAACAAAGGGATGGGAGCAAATCATCCAGATCATTGGAAAAAGCAAAAGTGCATGGTCTTGCCTCATTTTTGGCAGATCCGGCCACATGGATCGACGATGACCGCATCACCTGCAACATGTGCCAGCACATGGCGCAACACCTGCACAAGGTCAACATGCCAGCAGATCACTTTGACAAAATCAGGCGTGAAAACAATATTGCCAATCAATGGATGTTTGATGTTGTCAAAATAAATAATGGATGGGCAAGGGCTGAATACATGGGCTGGCAATGTAATGGAGGCCAACGCTCATATATACCCATTGACATAAAGCACCGATGCGACAATTACAAACCCAAAGAGACAGTAAAAGAATTTAATATTAAAGAATGGTGGGAATAATGAATAAACAAAATAATATGCCCAATATAAATAAACCATTTATAAAAAGAAAATCAACTGAATCAGTCGAGCAGATTAAATTCGTGCAACACGTTCGGACATTCCATCCTGATCTGGTTATTTTCTCAATACCCAATGGTGCTGATGTCTCAGCATCGCAGCGCATACGGCTGACTCAAGAGGGGATGCTTGCAGGCGTGCCCGATGT